TTCGATTCCTTTGATAATTGCGTCGCGTTCTTCGTCCTTGATCCTTTTCTTCCTTTCGGATTCGTCTTCCGCAATCTTGACGGATCTATCCGCGAAATCTTGTTCGGTTTTCAAAATTTCAAGTTCCGCGTTTTTGATAATCAACTTTTTATCTTCTTCCGTCAATCCTTCTTGTTTCAAATCAAAGTCGCGTTGTTCTTCAATGGCGGCAATTCGAATCCGTTTTTCGTCTTGAAGGTTTTCTTCAATCAACTGCAAGTTGTCGTCAAGTTGCGCTTTGATCGCGGCGCGTTGTTCCGGTGTATTTGCAACGGAAAGTTCTTTCAGCAATTTTGAACGTTCCTTTTCAAGCAATTTCGTATCTTGAACAATATTTTCAAGAATGATTTGATTGTTGACGTTGTTAATATCGTTCAAGGTTTTCGCCCGGTTCTTTGCCGCTTTGATTTGAATGTTTGTGATCGCGTTTTCCGTTTCATTATTCGCCTTTTCTTTTTGCTTTCCGCGAATGACTTCGAATTGTGCGGCGATTGTGTTCGTCAACGTTCCGTTTTCACGCGCGTCTTTGATCCGGTTGTCAAGGTCTTGATCAATTTCTTTCTTGCGAAGTTCTAAAAGGGCGCGAAGTTTCGCGATTTCTTCTTCCGAAGTTTTCGGATTGATAAAAGAAACCGGTTGCGTTTCGATTTCAAGATTCAACTTTTGAATTTCGCGAAGAAGATCCGCAAGAAGTTTCTTCCGGTCGTTGGCAAGTTTTTCCGCCGCCTTCAATTCTTCCTTCGAAAGTTTGTTTCCCTTTGCCGTTGATTCCGCGCCTATCCTTGCAAGTTTATCAATTGTCGAATTTGTGTCCGCAAGTTGTTGTTCAATCAATCGTTTGCGTTCGTCAACGGCGTCTTTGACAACGCCACCGGACGCAAGAAGATCTTGATTCAACTTTTCAGCGCTTCCCATATAGTCCGCCGCGTTGTTCGCTTTGATCTTTTCTTTCAACGCCGCCGCTTGTTCTTCAATTGCCCGGATTTCGCTTTGATTGAATCCTTCAAGAAGTTTCTTCCTTTCTTCGCCGAAAACTTTGTCTTGTGCAAGCAAATTCGTTGCTTCTTGTTTCTTGAATTCGAAAAGTTGATCTTCAAGCGCGATTTGTTGTTTTGTCAATTCAATCAATTGCCCTTCAACTGCCTTCGCCCTTGCCGCCGCTTTGATTGATTCCGCAAGTTCACGATAAACTTTGTCAAGTTGCGAAACAAACGCCGTTTCGTCCGAAATATTCTTCAACGTCGTTCCATACTTCGAATTTATTTCATTGATCAAATTGACGCGTTCTTGCGATCCGGCGTTCGTTTCGCGCAACGCCCCGAACAAACGATCAAGTTCGACTTTTTCTTTTGCAAATTCCGCGTTTGTTTGATCCGTTACGGCGGCAAGTGCTTCCGAAGTTGAAATGAAATTGTCTTGTTCTTCCGTCGCCATTTCAACCGAATCGCCGAAATCAAGGAACAAAGCCGCCGCAACTGAAAGACCGGTCAAAATCAATCCGATAGGATTTGCACGAAGAACCGCCGAAAAAGCCGTTGTTGCCGCCGTTGCCGCTTGCGTTGCCACCGCCGACGCGCCGGTTGCACTTGTAAAAGCCGTCGTTGCCAAAGCCGCCGCCCTTGTTGCACCGGTTCGAATTGCCAAAGCCAAAGCCGCCGCACGATCGCGAACGGCTGAAATTCCCTTTTGAACGTTGGAAATCAATTCGATTTGAACCGCGCTTTTTTGTTGTCCAATATAAAAGGCAACGGCACCGGCAAGAAGAAGAAGTGAACGTCCGTTTTGTTGGACGAATCCGGGAAGCGCCGCGAAGACGTCAATTGCCTTTTGCGCGCCGGCAAGCAATCCTTCAAAAACCGGAAGCAATCCTTCACCGATTGAACGTTTGAGTTGTTCGAAGTTTCCTTCAAGGGTTGAAATTCTTCCGGCGGTTGATTGCGAAAGTTTTTCAGTAAGCCCGAAGAAACGTCCGCCTTCTTCCGTAAGGTTGCCGAAAGCGCGTTCAAAGACGTCGAAAGAAATCTTTCCTTCGGATCCAAGTTTTTTGACTTGATCTTCGGAAACTTTCAATTCTTTCGCGAATTCTTGAATAATTGGAACGCCGGCTTCGGTCAATTGGTTAATATCTTCCGCGTAAAGTGTTCCGGCGACGCGCGCCTTTCCATAAATAACCGCAAGTTCATTGAAGTCCTTCCCGGTCGCGCTTGAAACGTCACCGATTTTTTGAAGTGTTGATTGTAATTGCGTCACCGGTTCACCGAAGGCAAGAAGCGCCTTCCCGGCGTTGTTCACTTGTTCCGGCGTGAAAGGTGTCGCAACGGAAAACTTTTCAAGATCTGCAAGAACTTGTTTCGCCTTTTCTGCGGATCCAAGAAACGTTTCAAATGATATTCCCAAACTTTCGTAATTCGCAACCGCTTGAATTGCACCTTTGCCGAAATCAATTGCGGCGGCGGCAACTTGAACGCCACCAAAAGCGGCGGCGGCGCCGGCAAGTGTCTTTTGAAGAAGTGAAACTTTCTTTGTTGTTTCGTCGGTCGCTTTTCCAACGCCGGCGATTTGCGCTTTGACGGCTTCAAGTTCCTTGCGAAGCCCTGCCGTTTCCGCTTGAATTTTGAACAATACGTTTTTGACTGCCATTTTTCAAATTTATTGCCCCAACTTTCGCCGGGATTGATTTTCGTTTTGTTTGTTGTTGCCTTCAAGCGCTTCGTTTTTTTCTTCAATGATTTTCACATAGGTCGAAAGGGTTTGATAATATTCTTCAACGTTCAAATTTTCAAGTGCTTTCATTTCGGAAACTTTATTTTCGCAAATGATTTGATTCAAATAGTTGATTTCGTCAATATAGTTCCCGACTTCGCTTCCCGAATAAATTGGAAGATTTTTTCGTTTTGAAGGGCGTTTCGATTCAAATAGTCGAGAATATCGCCGTCGGATATAGTCGAAAAGTTGATTGTGTGTTCGAACGCCCTTTGAACAAAAAAATTGAACAAGTCCGGGTTTGTTTTGAAAAGTTCGACTTTCTTCTTTCTTGTCACTTCATTGAATTCGGTTTCGTTTTCGCCGTCTTCCACGAAATAACAAGCCGCAAGTTCAATCAAGGTTTGTTCTTCGCCCAAAAAGTCAAGGCGGAATTCGATTTCGGACAATATCGAAAAGAGTTCAACGATATTCCCGGAATTCGCCTTTTGTTTCATTTGTTCGATCAATTGCTTCAAGACGTCTTTTGTCAAGTTCATTGACGCGAACCGGGTTGCCACTTCGGCGGCGATTGCGCGCTTTGCCGGCATTGTCAAAGGATTGTCATATTCGAACCACTTGACGCCGCGCGAATCGGTGAAAATTTCCTTCAATGGAATGATCGAACCGGTCAAATGTTTGACGGATTCTTCTTGTTGTTGTCGTCTTTTGAATAGTTTCATTTTTTCATTGTTTTCGGATTTGCTTTTTTTGTTGCATTGATTGACGCGTTGCAAATGGCAAAAGCCGAAGATTCGGATTTTCCTTGTTTGATAACGGCGGCGACGCAACGATCTAATTTCTTCGGCATTGTCTAAAATTTCCGTAAAGATAAAAAAAATTCATTTCAGATATTTCACAAAGTCATTGTGAAACGTCCAAAGATAATAACGGAAACAATCAAGCAAGTGAGTTGAAGACGCGTCCTTTTTCTTGTCAATATTGCCGTCGTCACTTGTTTCGACGTTCTGCAAATCGTGAATAAGGAATTGACAAGACGCGTCAATTTGAAGGTCTTTGTGTTTTTCAAGCATTGAATTTAGAAGAACGCGTGAATTCTTGATTGAAGGGTTCACGGAAGGAACCTTGAACGCGGATTTCGGAAGTTGAAGTTCTTCTTTGATAATGACGTAAAAGTTCAACGCGCCTTTTGTCATTGCGGAACGATTTGCGCCGGACGCGTCACCGGTGACAATGAACAATCGGTTGCCGAATGTCTTTTTGATTTCAGCGCAAAGGGCGAAAATATCGGAATTTCGAAGGCGAAATTCCTTCAAGATCCGAATTTTGTTGTCATAGGATTGCCCGGCAATGCAAGTGATCGGATCAACGTTGAAGTCAAAGGACAAAATGATCGGCGCGTTTTCATTGATCTTGACGTCCGGCTTGATTGTTTTCACCCGGTCGAATGAATAAGCGAAAGGACGTTCGACGTCAAGAACATCCCAATTTCCAAGAACGAAGATTTGCCGCGTCACTTCGTCAAGGTTTTCCAAACTTTCAAGATATTCCGCCGGCAACGTTGGATTGTCCGCCATTGTCGCGCGCAAATAGAAGAATTTGTCCGGAAGTTTGCCTTCCAAAAAAGGCGTATGAAAGACGTGTTTCGTCCAAGTTTGCGAAGGGTTGCAAGTGACAAGAATAAGTTTCGGCGGCATTGGATCAATAATATTCCGGGCGGCGCGAAGAATACATTTGTTGAATGTCTTTTGTTGAAGTTCTTGTCCTTCTTCAAGCAAAAATCCGTTCGCTTCAAGTCCGTCGAATTGTGTCAAGTCCTTGTCCGAATCGAAGTTTTCCGAAATGAATTGAAGTTCGCTTCCGTTGGTGAATTGAACAAGTTTTTCTTGTTGGTTGTATTTCCGAATGAAACCTTTCGGACAAATTTTGAAGAACGATTTGATTGACGTCTTCTTCAAACGCGGCAATGATTCACGGACAACGAACCAACGCGAACCCGGATAAAGTCGCGCAAGCAAAATCAAGATCGCAATTGAAACGTAAGTTTTTCCGCCACCGGCGGCGCCGCCAAACATTAAATAATTGAAACGCCCGGAAAGGGCGGCTTCAATGAATTCAAGTTGTTTCGGGTGTGGTTCAAAGGCAACCTTCATTGATAACGGCGTTCGAAATGGTTGAATTCGTGCTTCTTTTTGACGTAAAAATCAAGCGTTTCGTTCCATTCTTCAAGCGAAACTTGTTCGCGTTCGTCTTTTTCTGCACGCGAAAGAAGTTCGAATTCGATTTCCGCAACCTTTTTGCGAAGCCATTGTTCAACCTTGTCTTTTGTTTTGACTGCGAAGAAAAGTTGTTCGATCAAAAGTTCTTTTTCAAGATCTGAAAGTTTGACGTTGTTCATTGTGTTGTTGTTTATTTTAGTTCAAATTTAATTCATTCCGATTCGATAATAAAGTTCTTCAAGGACGTCAACGAAGAATTCGACGTTTTCGCCTTCGAAATTTTCGCCATTGCGGAAAGTGAAATCATTGTTCAAGTTTTCAATCTTGTTCAAAACGAAATCAATTGCCTTTTCGATTCCGCCCTTTTCATTGATCAATTCGTTCACATATTCGAAAAATTCTTCGTTTGTCACTTGAATTTAATTATTTGTTCGCCTATTTTGAAAATTTGTTCTTCGCCGGAAAGTTCAACCGCGTTTTGATCATTCCAATTTTGCGGATCAACGTTCTTCAATGCGAAGATAATTGCCGTCGTCGAAGGATTGATATATTTCTTCCTTTTTGTTCGAATCGTTGACGTCTTGACGCCGCCGGCGTTGAAGCGTTCAATCGTTTCTTCTTCTTCTACAAAGAAGCCGGTGATTGCCCTTTCAAGTGCTGTTGCCGCTTTTTCCCGGATTCCGTCCTTTCCGATTTTGGCGTTCGCTTCTTTTGCCTGTTTATATTTGT